CGATTCTGGCGGACATTGAAAAGGATCGGGCGGCCGCCGACGCGGCCACGGACGTGCTCTTGAAACACTAAATGAAACCGCTGCCGCAAACAGAGCTGGATCTCATCGAGCATTATGCCGGGACGCGGTTTAATGGGGATTTCTGGCGCACGGTGAACGTGCAGCGGGTGCTGCGGCAGTTGATCGGCCACATCAAGTGGCAGGATTCAAGGATCCAGGGATTCGAGGATTCAAGGGAAAAAGAGGTGAAAATATGAGTCCGCAGGATGTAACGGCGGTGATGACGTTGCTGTCGGTGCTCAAACAGATGAGCAGTTGGCCGTTCGGGGTGGTTATTTTTGCAATGGTGATCGGGCCCTGGATCATGGCGTTCATGTTCTGGCGGATTGATAGCCGGAGATACCAGCAACAGGAAAAAACGTATCAGGACCAGGTGAAAATCACGCTGGAGCAGTACCGCCAGGACGTGAGCGAGATCAAGCGGCTCTACGAGAGCAACTCCCGCCTGGTGATGGCCACAAATGAAGCATTCAAGCGGCTGGAACGCATCTATGGCGAGGCGGTGTCTGTCATATCCCTGAACACCCAGACGCAAACCAACCTGGTCGCGGCCATTAAAACAAATCAATACTGCCCGGTGATCCGGCAGAAAGGAGCACCGATATTATGAGCACGGAAATTGCAGAAATGCGGGTGGCACTGTCGGTCAAAAAGGAGAAGGTTTTCCGGTTGAAAAAGAAGTGGGAGTCCCTGGCCGAGGCTATTCGACGAGGTATCAACCTGGAGCTTTCCAACATCGTCAATGTCCAGATGGACGAGCTGGACATTGTGTGGGATCAGATGAAAAACATCTGGGCCGAGACACTGGCGCTGCGGAGCGACATCGAGCGACTGGAAAGGAAACTGGGCTGATGGCGGCAAAAGGAGACAAGGCGGCGTTAGCGCCGCTGGCGCGGCAGAAATACATCAACGGTCAGAGTCTGGCCGCCATTTCGCGGGACCTTGATATCAGCGATACCACGCTCCGGCGATGGAAATCGGACAGCCGGATTCCCGGCGAGGAGTTGGACGCCTGGGACAAGGGCCGGATGCAAAAGCGGGGGAACATACAGCGATTGCGGGACATCCTGGACGAGCAGCTCGAATATGTCGAAGGGCTGACGCCAGGGGAGCGGACGTCCAAAACTTTCGACGGACTGTCCAAGATCGCGGCCCTGGTGGAGAGGATCGATAAAATGGAGGCCGAGGTCCGGCGGCGGGCCCTCGAAGAGGCGGCGGACACGGTGGAGGCGGCGGCCAAGCAGCAGGGCCTGGATGCGGAGCAGGCCAAATTCTGGCGAGAAAAGGTGCTGGGGATCACATGACGGAAACGGTGCGCATTGTAGGGTGGGACGAACTGCCGGCCAGTGTCCGGGAGATTCCGCCGGATTATAATCCAATGGCCCAGGGACTCCTTATGGAGCATCAGCAGGATTGGAATCGGCTGATCAACGAAGAACCCCTGTGTCTCTGCGTTAAGGGGCGCCGGACCGGGATCACCTATGCCACCGCTCTTGACGACACCATTACCGCGGCCAGCAACAGAGACGCCGACGGCGACAATGTGTTTTACATCGCCGACACCAAAGAAAAGGGCCTGGAATACATCGGGTATTGCGCGCACATGGCCAAGGTTATGGCGTCTGCGATGGCCGACGGCTGGCGCGGCATCGAGGTGTTTTTATTCGAGGACCGGCAGCCCGACGGCAACACAAAACACATTGCGTCGTATCGAATTCGATTTGCATCCGGATTTCAGATTGTTGCGCTATCGAGCCGGCCGGCCGGCATCCGCGGGCTCCAGGGGATCGTCAACATCGACGAGGCGGCGTATCATCAAAACGTACAGGCGGTGATCGATGCGTCCCTGGCGCTGATCATCTGGGGCGGCAAGATCCGGATCATCAGCACGCACAACGGCGCCAAAAATCCATTCAATCAACTTGTCCGGGACACCCGGGCCGGATTGTATGCGTTCCACATTTACGAATGTTATTTCGACGATGCTGTGAAAAACGGCCTGTACGAGCGCGTGTGTCTGGTTAAGGGGTGGGCGCCCACCGCCGAAGGAAAGGCCGCCTGGTACAAGCGGGCGCGGGGCGCTTACGGCGCCAACAAGGCGGCCATGCTCGAAGAGCTGGACGGCATCCCCAGGGAGGGATCGGGGGTAGCCATTCCGGGAATCCTCATCGAAGAGTGCATGAAGGAAGTACGGCCCATCGTGCGGCTGGCCCTGGATTCGGAATTTGCGCTCAAGGGGTTGGACTATCGGGATTCGTGGATCGCGGCGTGGATCGGGCAGCACATCGACCCCCTGCTGGCGGCCCTTGACAAGGACCGGGACCACTACTTCGGGTTTGACTATTCGCGATACTGCGACTTTGCCGTGTTCGGACCCATGACCATCGAGCAGTTTTTGACCCGGCGGGTGCCATTCCTGGTGGAATTTCACAACGTACCCACCCGGCACCAGCAGCAGATCATCTGGCACATGATCGACCGGCTGCCCCGGTTCCGGTCCGGGGCGATGGACGCCACCGGGAACGGGCAGACCATCGCCGAATATACGGCGGACAAATACGATGTGTCGCGGTCCGGCCGGATCCACGAAGTCACCATGACCGACGCCTGGTACCGGGACAACATGGGGCGGTTCGTGGAGGCATTCGAGGATCAGGCCATCGACATTATGAAAGACGCCGACGTGCTCAACGATCTGCGGGCCCTGGAGCGGATCGACGGCATTGTCAAGCTGCCGAAGATCAAGACGCCGGACACCAAGGACGCTGATTTTATGCGGCACGGAGATGCTGCGATCGCCCTGGCCCTGGGATATTTTGCGACATTGAACGCCGGCGGCGGGCCCATTGAATTCGAGTCCACCCGGAACCGGCGAAACTTTACGCGAATGGGGAATTATATGAATGGCTGATGACACTACAAAAAAACCGATTGTCGACGAGATCGCAACCACCAAAGCGGATATCGATATTTTTGCCGGGTGGCTGAACCGGCTGGAAAACCCGGACCCGACCCTGCGGACCGAATCCCGGGGAAAAGGGCTGAAACTGTACGACGAGGTGGACCGGGATCCCCATGCGGGATCGGTGCTGCAAACGCGGTACCTGTCCGTGGCCGGGAAGGAATACGAGATATTGGCATCCGACGATTCGGACCGGGCCAAGGAGATCGCCGATTTTGTCCAGACTGCCCTGAAAAAATCCAATTTTACCCAGGCATGCCAGGAACTGCTCCAGGCGATTTTGTACGGGTATTTTGTGGGCGAAATCATGTGGGCCGTCCGGGACGGGAGCGTGGTGCCGAAAAAGATCATGGGCAAGCATCCCCGGCGATTCTCTTTTACGATGGACCGGGAACTGCGTCTGCTCACGCCCCGGAACATGGTCGAGGGCGAGCCGGTACCGGACCGGAAATTCATCGTGTTTTCCTACGGGTCCACGGACAATCCCTACGGCAAGGGGCTGGGACAGAAACTCTGGTGGCCGGTGTGGTTCAAAAAGAACGGGATCAAGTTCTGGCTGATATTTCTGGAAAAATTCGGGATGCCCACGGCCGTGGGAAAGTATCCGGCGGGGACGTCCAAAGAGCAGCAGGATAAACTTTTAGATGCCATCGATGCCATCCAGACCGAGACCGGCGTCAAAATTCCGGACTCGATGGCCATCGACCTGCTGGAGGCGGCCCGTACCGGAAAGGTGACCTATGAAACGATCTGCGAGTACATGGATCGGCAGATGTCCAAAGCGGTGCTGGGGCAGACCGCATCCACCGAGGGTACGCCCGGAAAGCTGGGCAACGAGGATTCCCAGGAGGCGGTCCGGCAGGATATTATAAAGGCGGACGCGGATCTTTTGTGCGAGGCCCTCAACGAGACCCTGATCCCCTGGCTGGTGGATTACAATTTTCCGGGGATCACCGACTATCCGGAAATCTGGATCCGCACCGAGAAGGAAGGCGACCTGAAACCCCTGGCCGACCGGGACGAGGTGCTGGTCAATAAAATCGGGGTGCCGGTGGGGAAGAAATATTTTTATGACACGTACGGGATTCCGGAACCGGAGGACGGGGAAGAGGTGGTTCAGGGTTCAGGGTTCGGGGTTCAGGGTTCAGGGGTTCCGGAATTTGCCGAGGCCGGGCGGTTTTCCAGGGAGCAGAACCATATCGAGGGTCTGGTGGATCGGTCGATGCACCGGGCTAAGGGCGCGATCGGAGGGATGTCCGAACCTGTCATGGCGCTGGTGAGAGACGCGAAAAGCCTGGAGGAGATCCGGGACGGCCTTTATTCGATGTACGGCCGGATGGACCCTGCGGAGTTCGAGGACCTGGTGGCCCGGGCCATGTTTACGGCGGAACTGTATGGGCGGGCCGCGGTGGTGGAAAAACAGGAACCAGGAAAGGGGAAATAGGAAAGAGTGCCGGAATTACCGAAAAATATTGACCTGGAACCGCTGCCGTTTGACGAGGCCATCGCGTTTTTCGGGGACAAGGTGCCCATGACTCTCGGCGAGTTTTATTCGCTGGCCGATGCGGCGCGGGCCCGGGCGTTTACGGTGGCGCGGGTGTCGAAGATGGACGTGATCCTGGACATTTTCGATTCGGTGGGCGCGGCCATTGCCGACGGCGAAACCCTGGCCGATTTCCAGGGGCGGCTGGACGATATCATGGCGGCCCGGGGCTGGGGCGGATTGACGCCCTGGCATGCGGAAACGGTGTTCCGGAACAATATCCAGACCGCCTATTCCGTGGGGCGGTACAATCAGATGAAGGATTCCGCGGATGATTTTTACGGGGAATATGACGCGGTCAACGACTCCCATACCCGGCCCAGCCATGCGGCCCTGGACGGGAAAATATTTCCGATGGACCACCCGTTCTGGGACACCTGGTGGCCGCCGAACGGGCACCGATGCCGGTGCGGGGTCAACCCGATCCACAAAGATGTGGTGGAGGAAGAGGGTCTCACGGTGGAGACCGTGGATCCCACCAACGGGCTGATCGAGCCGATCGACCCTCGAACCGGCCGCAAGATGCCGGCCCGGCCCCTGATTCCGGATCCGGGGTGGGACACGCATCCTGGGAAAACCGAGTGGACGCCGGATCTGGACAAATATCCGGACGAACTGAGAACGCAATTTGAAGCGGAAGAGAGGGAAAAATGAAAAACTTTAAAGGGTTCGGCGGCTGGATCGAGATCTTTCGCGGCGGGAAACAAACCGACAGCACCGGCAGAGAGCATGACGGCGATGCGATGATCGACCGGGCCATCGAGACGTTTGATCCGGCGCACCACGAACCGCCGATCGTGGTGGGTCACCCGGCGAATAACGCCCCGGCCTTCGGCTGGATTGAGAACCTGAAGCGGGTCGGCGATGTCCTGATGGCAAAAGCCAGAGACGTGGTCCCGGAATTTGAAGCCATCGCCAAACGCGGCCTATACAAAAAGCGGTCGGCCAGTTTCTATCCGGACGGCCGGCTGCGCCATGTGGGATTTCTGGGGGCTGCGCCGCCGGCGGTCAAAGGTCTGGCGGATCTCAAATTTGAAGAAAATGACGATTCCATGTCCTTTGAATTCTACGATCCGGGACTGTCCACCGTGGCGCGTCTGTTTCGGAACATGCGGGACTGGCTCATCGAAAAAGAAGGCAAAGAAGCAGCGGATGCAATCATCCCGGATTGGGATGTGGAACATATTAAAGACGAGGCGAACAGGGATGAAACAGAAAACGGATCTGTGCCGGCGTTTGCCGGAACGGAGACCAAAAACAAGGAGGACGTCATGAAATTGAAATTCAGCGAGGTTATGGAGATGTTCAAATTCTGGAAGGCGGCGGAGGAAAACCCGGACCTGGAGATGCCGGTGATCGCGGCAAAACCCGCCGGCAAAGAAACGCCGGCTTTCACCGAGGCGGATCTGGAGGCGGCCAAAGAAACGGCGGCCAAAGAAGAACGGGAAAAAGTCGAGGCGGAATTCGCGGAAAACGCCCGCAAGACCGCGCGAGAGACCCGTGGTGCGGAGATCTCGGACTGGTGCGAGGGTTTGATCTCGGCAGGGAAGATTCTCCCGGCCTGGGTAAAATTAGGCATCCAGGAGTTCTGCCAGAAGCTGGACGCGGAAACCGTGATCGAATTTTCCGACGAAAACAAAATTACGGCCCTGGACTGGTTCAAGGGTTTTATCGCCGAGCTGCCCAAAACCGTGGAATTCAAGGAGCTGGCCAAACGGAGCGATGACGTGTCCGGAGATGCCGCCGGCAAGCTGGAGATCCTGGTCGATGAGAAAATGAAAGAGGATAAAAGCCTAGATTACAGCACGGCATTTTCCGAGGTGCAGCGTGAACACCCGGACCTGGCGCGGGAATATGCCTCGGAAATCACGCCGAAAAAATAGACGGGCGGTTAATCCAAAAAACTTTAAAGGGAGGTGGTTTCCTTAAAATAGACGGGACAGGCAATTCATAAACCACAAACAGAACAACCGAAACAAAGGAGACGTATCATGGCAACAGAAAACAAAGTATTGGACCTGGCGTGGCCCGCTGACGAAGATCTGTCCAGCGACCAATATCGCATTGTGGTGCTCGACGCCACCACCAAAAAAGTGCGCCGGCCAAATGCAGTAACGGATATCCCCTTGGGCGTGTTGCAGAATAAGCCGGCCGCGGACGATGCGGCGGCCGTGCGCCCAATCGGATGCGGCGGGGTCAGCAAGATCGTGCTGGGCGCGACACTTGGCACCGGTGTCATCGTGGGGATGGAATACGTGGACGCCGCCGATGCCGGGAAGGCCCAGGCGGCCGTGTCGACTCAATATCCCGCTGGCGTGTTGCTCGAAGGCGGGGACGAGGACGATCTCGGCACCTGCCTGCTCGTGCCGCTGACGGTCAAAGTGTAAAACAAAATCTGAATTTCAAAAACGAAAAGGAGGGCATAAAAAATGCCACAGCCGAATGTCAAAGAAGAGATTATCGCCGGTCCGCTTCAAAATGTATCCGTTGCGTATAAAAACGATGAATACATCGCCGACGAGGTGTTTCCGATCCTCGACGGTGCGGATCCAAAGGCCAAAATTTACAAATACAAAAAGGGGGCGTGGTTCCGGGACGAGGCCGGGATTCGGGCGCCCGGCACCCGGGCAAAGCGGGGCGGATATGTCATCACGCCGGTTTCGGTGTCCACGGACGAGTACGCCTTCGCCAAAGAGGTCACCGACGAGGACCGGCGGTTTGCCAAAAGCAAAAATGCACCGCCCTTGCAACCGGAAATGGACGCCATCGAATTTGCCGCCGACAAGGTGGATCTTAAAAAGGAACGCCGGGTGGCAACCCTCATCACCGGCGGGACCTGGCTGGACGGCAGCCCCGGCGGGGTCGATGCCGAGGGATTCTGGTCTCCGCCAGGGGAAACAAACACGTTTCTGGTGGATATCTCCACCGGGAAAAAGGCGCTCAAGGCCATCGGGGTCATCGCGACGGATCTGGTGATTGACTACGATACCTATGAATCCCTCAAACAGGTGGAATCCATCCTCAATAAGATCAAGTATACCCAGCGGGGTGTTTTAACCAAAGACCTGCTGGCCGCCATCCTCGAATTAAAGCAGGTGCATATCGGGTCTGCTATTTATTCCGATGCCGAGGAAGCCGCCGACGGCGACGATTTTAATGCCGTGGACATCTGGACGGTCAATGCCGCGAAAGGCATGGGATTTTTGTTCCGCAAGCCGCCCAAACTGAGCCTGAAAGTGGTGACCGCGGGGATCCAGGCCAGAATTGCCTATGAGAACGGCGGACCCCGGCGCACCTCCACCTGGCGGGAAGCGGCCGAGCATCAGGATGTGTACGAAGTGGCCGAGGAGACCGACATCGTGCAGGTCTGTGCGGATGCGGGATATCTGTGGAAGGATACCTATGCCACATAAAACAGAACGATAGAACAGAAGAAAGGAGAATCGACATGGCCGAAAAAAAAGAAAAACTTGTGGGCGTCGTCTATTTGGGGCCCAG